GCAGACATATTGCCTACGTTGAAGTCAACACCAATACGCAACGGTTCGCGGTATGATGGCGCATCTATGCTTTCTACATGCTTAGCACGGTCGAAGCGGTCATATACCTGGCCTGTGGTGAGGTTAACAAATTCACCATCAAGGTATGCCTTAAGCAGCTGCGGATCGTAGTTTGCTTGCATCCGCTCTATGAAGTCCGGCGGCAGGTGGGGGTTATCTTGCGTGCGCATTCGGATAAGCCGCCGATCGTTGCGGCCTTTGCCATCCTCACTGGCGAATGTTTGCCACATCCACCTAAAACCCTCTGGTGTTGATGCAGCAGCAAATTGGCGTACATTGCCAGCACGCAAGCGACCAAGGATCTTGGGGAATGCCTTATTCGCAATTGCTGGTGTTACTGTGTCTATTTCATCGGTAAGCACCCATGAGGCATTGATCCCGATAATGCGCTGCCAATTCTCAAAGCTACGACATAGGATCTTGGTATCGCCACCCGGAAGGTGCAGCATGTATTCAGGCAATGGAGATGCCCGGAACGTATACGGAATGTCGTATGCCTCTAGGAAATCATCAAAATCAGTCGTCCAAATATCTCGAATGAGCGGACCCGTGGGCTCCATCACGCTGCCAATAAAGCCCTGATTAGCGACAGCAAGGTGTACGGCCTTAGCGCATAAGGCACGGGTCTTGCCTGCACCATAACCAGCGCTAACGCCAAGAATGCTTGATGTTTGATCATTAACGAAATCAAGCTGGCCAGGATGTAGATCCTCACGAATGCGGGTCAGCAACTCTGCAGCATCAAGAGATTCTATGTGGTTGGCGCAGCTAAGAATATTACCTGCAGTGAATGCAGCGAGTATGCTCACTTATTGGCTTTTTTGGCTTCATAGGCACGAACACGCTTGCGTTCTTTTATGAAGCTTTGAGCTGCTCTGTTCCTCATCGTGCTGCGGGAATCGCCGGATTTAGCTAGAGCAGGAGCGATTTCGCCTTTTTTAGGCACCATGCGTTGCACTGCCTTAATTTCTTGCTTTAGTTGTGCTCTTTTCTTCGCCGGGATTTTCGGTGTAGACCCTTTGCCTCCACTGCCGCCAGCAAATCTGCCTTTTGAGTCTCTTTTAATAGCCATCGGCTTAGGACAATGATTCCTGATTCTAACGTTGTAGGTTATTTTATTTTGGTGGATTGAATACCTGCTTGCTCAAATCATGGATGATGTTTCAGAATTCATTAAAGTTGCAATAAGATATCCATTACTCACCCAGGAGCAAGAAATCCAACTCGGTCGCAGGATCCAAGCATGGCTAAAGAACCCTGATCCTACTGCAGCACAGATCAAATCCGGCCAACGGGCTAGAGAACATTTTGTCTGCTGTAATCTGAGACTGGTAATAGCCGTAGCTAAGAAATACCAGAGGCGCATTGCAGGTGGTCATCTCGCATTCGCAGACATCTTACAAGAAGGAGTGGTCGGTCTTCAGCGAGCAGCCGAAAAATACGACCCAGAAAGCGGCTACAAAATGTCAACTTATGCATACTGGTGGATTAGGCAGGCGATATCACGAGCGATTGAAACCAAATCGAACATGATCAGAATATCTGCAGATTCAAAAAGAAAACTCCATAGATTCAGAGAGGCTGCCACCCAAGGTGGCACGACGCAAGAAATCTTGATGCGGGCCGGTCTGCGTGATAAGGATTTGCATTTTGTTGAGCAGGCGCAGCAGTGCATCATCGTGCATTGCACCGATGATATCAGCATGCTCGATATCTAACGCAAAGATTTGCAGGCTGCCATGATCCCTGATTCACAATCAGCTTTGGTCATACCTGCCAGTGTGTCTCTGATGGTCAAATGGAAGGCGACAGGCATCAGAATGACAAATGCAGCTGTCAGGATCCGTTCTTTTTTGCTCATGATTCTTGGATTGGTTGGATTGGTTGAGGGTTGACACGCCTAGCTAAAGCCATCCGCACTGTTATCCCTCATGGAATGATCAATCGCCAAAAGCGTCAGATTCGAATTCTTCCCAGAATTCCTGCCATGCTACGGGTGATTCATGCTGTTCTGCCAGCACCTCCATAGTCAGCTGCTTTTCTGCCTGCGTCATTGCTTCGTGCATTCGCATGATCTCAAAGTAAGTCCAGCAGGAATCTATACCCACCAGCGCTGAAATGAAACCTGTCACATTCGGCAGTGCATCATCTGCGAAGCTGAAGGTGTCATCTAGTAGCTTGCTGGTCTTGGGGAATTGAGTGGTGGCTTCCATTTGATTTGGTTGCTTGTCCCTTTATTATATCATGACAGCTCATGATTGCGCAATTATGTTGATAGGCATTTTGCAAAATGTTACAGCATGATTGTGCATGATCGATCTGAAATGATATAATTACTTCATGGGGATCGAACCCCACCATTTCGTTCTCAGATCATGAACTTCGCAGAATTCACCAAAATCGCCGCACAATCGAAAGTCCAAGTGATCTTCACTGCCGAGGGTATCACAGTTAAAGCAAATGGCTACATCTTCGATGCATCCAATAAGCGGATCGGCACCCAACAGGCCTCAGATGTCCTGGTTGCCAGAGGATATATCAATTTTGATACATTCTCAAAGAATCTGCTTAATGCGGATAGCGAAATGATCATCCAGCAACCGCTTACTGCCATACACAAAACCAAGAAGCGGCCTACGGGCATTGGCATCATTGGCACTACAACGCTTGATTTCAATCGACTCAATGCAGCTACACGTACCTATTTCGGCGAATTATGTGAAGCGGTTATGGCCGCTACTCAGGATGCTGATCTGCTAAATTCGGCCAGAATCGGCAAGCAAATCCCGGCGATTGGCCCAGTAAATGCACCCCGCCTTTCCAATCTCAAGAAGGCTGGTGTTATCGAGCGGGTTGGCAACAAAGGCGGTTATCTCCAGATCACTCAAGCTGGTCGTGATATCTTCTTCGCCTCGATCTGATGCCAGCTAACCTGCCGATGTCAGGAGAGGGAAGTGCTCTCCTGACATCTAGAAAGGCCGGGAAGGTGCTTATGATCCCGTCAAGGCAGCCTACCACTCCCGCCAGCATAGAGGCCTAGGAGAGCGTGCATCTCTTTGAAACAGCCAAGTGCCGCAGAAGGTTGATTCTGCTCAATCGATTTATTGGCTAGAACTTCCAGCCGCTCAAGTTGCTGTGCTAGAAAATCTGGTCTGTCGATGGTGAATTGTTCAAACATCTGCCGCCTTGCGGCGTTGATGGCATCATATGCAGTGCGTTGTGCTAAGTCCCAACGGTCGGCTGCAAGCTGCAATATCTCACGAGTGGTCAGACCATCAGCGAGCCATCCCTGTATAACAGTTATGCGTTGAAGACGGTCTAGTTTTGAAGACGGTTTGCCTGCCATATGTCAATTTTAGTAGATGGCCTTCTACATACCCTATTACATACTTACAGGCTGTACCCTTTTTTTCCCTCTCGTTCTTCCCTCTTCTTTTTCCCCCATTAGGGGGGGGGGTAATATGTAAGAGATGCCAAGGCCGTAATCATGACGGGGCTTGACCCCTTACAGGCAATCTACAGGCTTTTACATACTCTGACCAGGTGGGCGCCATATTTGCTTGAACGTTCCTGACATCTCTTTACGTGTCTTGATCCATCCGATACTTACCAGAATCCTGTTAACCCTAGTAAGAGCCTGTTGGTTCTGGCGCTCAAGTGGTACATCTAAGACAGCAGTCAGCAGATCTGCAGCTATGACATAATTCGGGCAGGTGATCGCCAACCTGGCGGATATTTTCTCGTGCCAAGGATCCTCGGAATACAATCCCCGGTTCCTCAGATTATTGATTGTGGTTTCTTCATCGTCTAAGAACCATTTGCACCCGTTCAGGTAATCGTGTCGTGAGCTGGCCCAGATGCGATTCCGCAGTTTTTCTATCTTATTGCTATCGATGCACTTGCGGATATCGAATATGACAAACCTGCGATTCCCCGTTTCGTCCGTAAAGAATCCATCTTTTTTGTTGGTGGTGCCACATAGTGAGAATCTCCTTGGACGTTCACGATGACCCTTGCCATAAGCCTCGCGCACTAGGTCTGTCTTGCGGGTTATGAAATTCTTAAGACCTGCAGATTCATGATGCTTGATGCCACCATCAAGTTCGCCCCATTCACAGATCCAGCGCATATGCAAGCCTGTGACATCATCTGCCTCTTTATTAGTCTTTATGAACCCCTCATAAAACCAAGGCTCGCTTGCCAATGTGTTATAGAATCTTGTCTTATGTAGGTGTTGATCACCGCTAAGAATGTGCACGAAACCATATGGACAACCCGGTTCATAAATGCGTGCCACAGATTGAATCAACCATTTACGCAATGCACTATTATCAAATGAAATAGCATGATCACCTAACAGGACACCAGCAACATTATCCCAATCACTGGCCTCTAGAGGCTCGTTGCAGCCATCCAGGTATTCGACGATCGGATGATAGGGACGCTCACGGGAAGCCAGCAAGAAGGCGTCCTGAGCCACCTCCTTGTTGACATCGATGCCTGCATATTGGAGATTCACATAGGCCAGCCTGGCATCAATCTCTTGCATAGGTTCACCATCAACCTCGATAGTCTGTCTGAGTTCATTCCAGCGCAATGCATCAGATAACTTGCCACTCAATAATGTGGCAAGGCTAAGAGACTTCATGCGGACAAGCTGACCCTTTTCTGTCTGATGATTGCCGATCCTCTCACGCCAGGGCTGCCTGGCCAAGACAGGCGGCGCATCCTGTATAGCGCATAGGATCATTTCTATAGTGGCACCATCCTGCATCCAATCGGATATGTCATACCCATCATTGGATTCGCTCCAAGCAGAAGCATTTGTCGCCTGCGCCAGTAACCATTTGGCATGCGGGAAAACCTTGTGCAGACGTTCCATGAGCGCAATACCTGGCCTGTCCCTATCTGGGCATAGCACCAAAGCATTATTCGCCAGCTTGGGCATATCCGGCATATTCGATTTCCAAGAGCCGCTGCCATTTGGCACAGATGTTGCTACAAGACCAAGCTGTTTCAAAGCCTCAGCGCATGTTTCGCCCTCAGCCAGGTAAATGGTGGAACCTGACTCTGGGAGATCCTCATACCAGAGTGGCAGCAGATCGTCAACCTTTGTCCCCTTCGACCAGGAGATGTCTTTAGGGCCAAAATTGTAGTCAGTTCGATTATGAGTAGCTGTTTTGCCTTCAGGCGTTGAGTATCGCCATTGTCTGAAATTAAGTACCTGCCGTTCGCGCTCTTCATGCAGTTTGAATGTGACGCATTCTGCATCAAGATTAATTTTGGTGCATGCCCATCCGTTGATCACATCACTGACTTTTAGATCAGGATGCAGCTTAAGCGGGTTATATGTGTTCCCGATACGGCAAAGGATATGATCTGGCTCGATCTTGCAACCGATGGTCGTACGACCACAGATCGGGCAGGGATTCTTCTGGGCAGAAAGCATGATAGGATTAGAAACGGAATGTTGACCCCACCTTTACGGGTGGGGTTTTTCTTATCTGACTATAACATATGTAGGGTATGAATGCTAAATGCCCGTCCTTATGGATTTTGGATTACATACCCACTAAATCTAACGCCTGATCCTCAGACGTCACAAAACCGGCTATACCACCTGCCGCAGCTAGATTTTCCAACCAGTGCCTCTGATCTGCACGGGGCTTTTTGCCTGGCATCTTAATTTCAATTCCCACAAATACTGCGAGATTCAGGCCCACCATCTCAGGTGTTATTGTCACTTTCTTGTATCCCACCAAATCAGGGCTGCCAGCACCTAGACCAAACTGAACCATACGACCATCATTGTCTTTTAATGCACCAACGCTATTCCTGAAATGGACCAAATCCCTGCAAGCTTTGCTTAGTCTGATTCGGATCCGATTCTGCAAAGCTGTCTCGGGCTGGACCATGGCACCTATTTAATATTCCTAGCATCATAAATGCTAATAAGCCTTGTATCTAGCTGTACAGTCACGCATGTGGTCGATTTCGCTTGTAGAGTGCCTTTGAGCCAGCCTGCACCCATATACACTTTGACGATC